CGTTTGAGTTATCATAAGCAGACTTGATCCATACAGTGGCATTAGCGCCACTTAGCCACAAATTACCCGTGATCAAATCGGCATTAAGCACCGCGAGAGACATGTTATTACTATAAGGAACAAATGTATTATTTGCCGGCTCTCTGTCATATCCATTAAATAGATAATAAGTCTTGTCTGTAGCATCTCTTACCAAACCGGTATGGACGTTAGCACCGGTGGTATTACCATAGTTGGCAATGAAACCAATATCCAGGAAATCGGTACCAGAATAGTTATTGGCAGCAAGATAGATTAAGGAGTCACCAACAGTTAATTGAGCAGATGAAATTACAGTAGAATTTCCAAGGAATGTCAAATTACCTGTAACAGCAAGATCACCGGTGATTGTCTGACTCGGTGCAACTAGTTTAACAAATGTTGTATTGGCCCAAGTATTAGAAGCATTAGCCTGATTATATGCGGCATTTGCTACAGTATAACCAGCATTTAATGATGTGTAAGCACCGGTTAATCTAACGTTATCTGTATTAGACTGTGTAAATGCTGCATTGACTACACCAAAGACAACATTCTGCTGAGATCCGAGAGTATTGGCAGAACCAAAGGATGCATTAATGACAGCAAATGCGGAATTTGTAGATAGATAAGCATTATTAGAAGTAGCATAAGCAGAATTTGCTACTGTATATGCTGCGTTATGTGAAACATATGCACCGGTTAATCTAACGTTATCGGTATTGGACTGTGTAAATGCAGAATTAACAATTTGATAAATATTATTCTGGATATCAAGATATACTTTACCGCCTACTGCGATTGTTCCGGTACCGTCTGGAGTACCAATAAAAAATGTATTAGATGCATAAGAGTATGCTAATTCAGCAACATTCAGTGAAGGTGGTTGAGAAGTTGTTAATGATCGTTTGATCTGAATGAGTGTATTTGACATTTATTAAAATTCTCCTCCGTCTAGATGCGGCAGTGTTTCTACTATGAATCTATCACTTGCCTCATCATAAACGATTGTTTCCTCATCAGTCAAATGGGTGGCATCAACGTCTTTTAACTGTCTAAGAGTTTGCACTCCTCCGCCTCCTCCTGCTCCACCACCTGTATTTATACTAATTCGGTTCTTAGGTGCCGAGGTCACTACAATCTTTTGACTAAGAGGAGTTCCGATTGTTATCTTAGATACCATTTTGTTTTCCTTAATGTGTTATTGATGGAGTAACAAAAATAATACCTTCAATTAATCTAGAGGTCGCATTGGCATTATTGGTATTAATCACTTTCATATCAAAGAAATAAGTTCCTGCTGGTATATTCGCAGTATTACCAGCATCTAAAGATACAATTATTTGACCTGTATTTCCTTCCGGTACACATTTCAAAGTGGCTGTAGCATTTTGAGAAAGAAGTGACCTTCTCATTTTACTGGATACATTTAGTCCAGTTAAATCTTGTGGTGTATTGTTACTCTCATTATTTATTTGTATAGTGGTGTTAAAATCAGCACCTTGATCCATAAAGAGTTCTACGTATGAAGACATTTAATTTTTACCTTATGTCTGGAAGCCATGAACCATACATATTAATTCCATCACAAACAAAAGTAATGATGTCATGAGCGCCAGGACCGGTATTGGCTCCTATCCAAGATGTGGCACCGGCCCATTTATATCCACTACCAAAAGATAAAGTTCTACCACCGGTACCATCTTGATAAACGTGTAGAATATAAGTTCCAATTTTTATGTTTGTAGGATTTGCTAATGTTCTATTACCTCCAAGTGTAATAGTAGCAACCATTCCTTGTGAAACGTCCCATGAAATTGTTGCACCATCGGTTAATGTTTGTGATGATGCGTTAGCATTATTATTAATTATTCCTGAAAATGTTGATGTTCCTGTAAATGATGGACTTGCTTTAGGTGCGTAAGTTGATGCAGCTGATGATGTGGTTAAATAACTTCCTAATGTGGATGTTAAAGATGTTGATGTAACATAAGAACCTTGAATAAATGTATTTACGTTATTGGCAACAACACCGGCAGTGTTAGCTGCACCAAATGCCGCAACACCATTGGCAAGAGTATAATAAGAAGCAGAACCAATAATACCTTGTAAATATGTATTTGCTTGATCTGTATAACCATTAGCACCAACTGACACACCGTTGGCCTTTGCAAACGCTGCCTGAGCATTAGCATATGTTGCAATGACCTGTGTGCTATTATTATCAGTAAAGCTCCAGAATCCAGTTGTTTCGTTCCAAAATATGGATGTATTAGGATATGTACCACGGGCAATAACCATTCCAGAATTTACTGATAATGGAGGTGATGTGCTAGGTAACTCGGCATTATGGATAATATTGTTTGTACCAACTAACAATGTCTGTGTATTGACATAAGTGGTATTACCTGTTACGGTAAGATTGCCAGATATTGTTACGTTACCTGTGATTGTACCACCAGCAAGTTTTAAGAATGTTGCGTTAGTCCAAGTATTAGCAGCAGTTGTTAGAGCAATAGCATAGTTAGCATTACCTACCGCAACGTTTGATGCAGATGTAATACGACCGTATTGGTCAACTACAAATGTTGGAACAAAGTTATCATTAGCTGTATATGTTCCTGATGTAACACCACTGTTAACCAAGTTTAGTGTTGGATTGGATGTACCATTGGTTACAAAAATCTGTCCAGATGTGCCGGTAACAGAAGTTACCGCAGATGTTAGATATGTAGCGGTAGCAACGGCAGTAACACGACCAAAAGCGTCGAGTGTGACTGATGCAATACCAGATGATCCCTGTTGTCCTGCACCAGCACCACCTGTAGCAAGGAAGACACCATTGACATTCGCTACGATACCGCTATTTGCCTGGACACCAAGATTGATAAAGTTATTTGTTGCGTTTGATGTGACAACTATACCGTTACTGTTACCAATGGTAAGTGATGTGTTTATTGAGTTGGCAAAGAATGTATTACCACTTGCTATTATTGTGGCGAATGAGTTAGTAGCGGCCACGTTAGAAGCAGAAGTTATTCTACCAAATTGATCAATTACAAATGTTGGAATTTGTGAAAGACCACCGTATGACTGTGCAGTAACACCTGATGGATTCTGTGTAATCTGAATACCACTGTTAGTGGCATTAGCAATCAGGACGATGTTATTGCTTGATGTAATGGTTATTGTATTAGCATTTGTTGTCGGTGTTAAAGATGTACCACCAACAGAATGAGTAACATATGCTGTCTGAACCACACCATTTGCTTTAGCATAGACATTGTTAGCAACCACACCTGCTTGGTTGGCAGCACCAAATGCCGCACTACCATTTGATATGGTATAGAAAGATGAATTACAATATGCGGTGGCATTAGCAATATCTGTATTAGAAGCAATAAACAACATGCTTGTGCTGTTACCATTAAACATCCAGGCTGTGCCAGGTTCATTCCAGAATAGTTGAGCATTTGCTCTAGAACCACGATTGACAATAATAGCAGCATTACTGGTTGAAGAAGGAGGTAAATTACTGGCCAAATTACTATACATAACAATTGAACCAGAACCAACAGAAAGTGATTGAACACCTTGTTGTGTTGTAACACCTGATACAGTTAAGTTACCAGTAATATAAATGTCACTTGTAATTGTTTGAACAATAGCAGGTGTGTTAGCAGGTGGTGCCAACTTAACAAATGTAACGTTGGCCCAAGCATTTGCCGAATTGGCGTAACCAAATGCTGCGTTAGCAACTGTGAATCCAGAGTTGGAAGATGTGTATGATGCATTGATAACACCAAATGCTGAGTTTACCGCAGTATATGTAGCATTAGTTAAACCAAAATTTGAATTTGATGAAGTATAAGCAGCATTGATAACACCAAATGCACTATTTACAGCATTATAAGTAATATTAGAATGACCAAATGCTGCATTTGTTACTGTAAAAGCAGAATTGGTTAACACATAGGCCGCATTTAAAGAAACATAAGCACCCGATAAACGGACGTTATCTGTATTGGATTGGGTAAATGCTGAGTTAACCACACCAAAGGCGGAATTAGTCACTACATAGTTGGCATTGGCCATAACATATGCACCAGTCAATCTAACGTTATCGGTATTAGATTGAGTAAATACAGCATTAACCACACCAAAGGCGGAATTAGTCACTACATAGTTGGCATTGGCCATAACATATGCACCAGTCAATCTAACGTTATCTGTATTGGACTGTGTGAAAACTGAATTGGTAAGCACATAGTTAGCATTACCGGATGTATATGATGAGTTAACCACACCAAATGCTGAGTTGGTCACAACATAGTTAGAATTTGCCATATCATAAGCAGCATTTAAAACGGTAAATGCTGAGTTCAGTTTACCAAATGATGCATTAGAAACAGCATAGTTAGCATTACCTGTAGTATATGCAACGTTAAGCATATTCCATGCAGCATTAACAGTTCCAAATGCTGAGTTGGTTGTCACATAATTGGTATTTGCCATGTTATAGCAGGCATTAACTGTAGTAAACTCTAGGTTTTGTGTATCATTTAACTGATTGGCAAAAAGGATAACCTGGTTAGTTTTAGAAAACCAGGTACTAAATGTGTCGGTGAGGTTAACGTTTGCAATCATGTTACTTTATTAATCCTTTTAGCAAATCTTTTATTTCTTGAATGTCTTTTTTGAGTTCTGTTACATCTTCTCGCAAAGCATCTGCTTCTCTGGCCCTTTGCAATTTTATTTTATAAGCCATAAGAGCATCATTATCTTTATTTATTAGAACTCCCTCACGCTCTTTGAAAATACCTGGTACATCAGTTTTCTGCGACATATTTCACCTTAAAGTTGTAATGCTATTGCACGAAGTTCGGATGCCTTAGGAACAACAGCAGCATTGCCGGACAACAATAGAATTTTAATGGCATAATATTGGAAGTTTGTATAAGTTGTTCCGTTATAAGTATATTGGAACTCACCATTAGGTCCAGTCATAACAGTAGTTGGTAATGCATAAGAGTAGTCGATATAGTTTGACGTATCGGATGCTGAAGAATATCTTTGACCGTTATTACCCTGATAAGGCATTTGTATCCATGGTTTATTATTAAAGTTATCTGGATCGTATTGATTCATTAACTTGCAGTAAACCAAAACCTCTGTTCCTGGCGGACGATAGTTAGCAAGGTATACGTTGAGGTCACTTGCATCCTGGCCAGGCGCGAGTGTGATTGTTTCTGATATGTATTTATTAAGTGCAGCACCACCAGATGGATTTGTTTCACCTGTGTAGTCATTATTAATAAGGTTTTCAATAAGAACACAATATGTAGATGACAAATCCAATAGTGGAGAAGTATAGATTGAGTTGCTTTCAAACTTAACTGCCAATTTATTGGATCTGTTTCCAGATAATGTTGAAGATTCCAAAGATTTGGAATAAATCTGCATTTCATTCTGGAAGAAAGTATCTGAGGATTCAGAAACATTAACATATCCACTATCACTCAAGGCACCTACTTTATAAGTGTCCATAGAATATTGTGTGCCTGTTTTAATGAAGTTCAAAGTATCCGGTTTAATGTGAACACCAGAATAGGTATAGTTTAAGATGTCAGTAATCTTAGCGCGGAAAGCATATCCACCGGATCTGGTATCTTGAATCCAGTCACCTACTTTGAATCCACCTGTGGATTGTCTCATTTCAACATAAACATTAGAATATGTATCGTTATAGAATGTAAGAACTGCCGAGTTATTAGCAATCTGAGTTACAACACCATATCCACCGGATGTGGCGGTAACTTTTTCACCAATCTGATAACGAGTGTTTGATGTTTGATATTTACCACCGCTAACAGAAATAAGTTTGCCCGCAGCATTTGTACCAGAAACATTACCTGTTAGAGTATCACCTACTGTAATAGTTCCATTAACACCTGATAGTGTTAATGTGTCACCGGTAACAAAGTGGTCATTAATGAGAGTTGCAAATGATGCACTAACATTTGATAGATACCATCTTTCAATGCCTTGTTGGCCAAGGTTGAATGTTGTTGTTCCAGTAGTAAAATTAGCAGTATAAACTTTAATAACAAGATCAGTATCGGTATAAACATTCCATGTAATGTTATCGTTTGTGAAATAGAAGTTACCGTAGTTCTGTCTATTATTAAACTGACCTTTATTATTAACATCATTCTGACCTAAGGTCGCACACCACAAGTATGTGTCTGGATCGGTAATACCTCCCAATCCTGATGTTCCATGGAGTGTAAATGCATAATCTTTATTGTTACTCAAGAAAATAGGATAATCAAATCTTACTTGACATGGATTTGTCACACCATCTGGAGATACTGGAATGTCAGCATTTTTAATATAGACATAACTTCCTGGTAACTGTGTGCTGGTAATAGCACCTGAGGAGTCTAGTGTTCTAACCTCAAACCACATATCTCTGCTGGTAGATTTTGTATGAACAAACACATCAAAACCTAAACAGAAGACACCCTCTTCATCAGAAGGAACCTTAATCATAACGTTGTAAGCCATACAGCAGTTATGAACAACATACCCTTCAACGATGTATGTGGAGTCGCCGCTGAGTGTTAGATCGTAAACTGTGTAGTCTGGATCAAAGTCAACGATTTCTGTTCCTAGTTCATGGTAATCAACAAACTTAAAGTTGACCTTATCATCTGACTCCATGTCAACGATTTTTAGTTTGTCAAGTGGGTCAATACCCTCTTCACGGTTTTCACCTTCGAGAATATGCTGGTTGGTACCATTCTTTCTAATGACACTCTTTGGATCCCAAGTCTTCCAACCCTTGTCGGTTAGGAAGATGTGATCGTCTGTGGCATAGAATCCTTCTTGGAACTTAACCATCTTACGGTCACCGACATTGATTGTCCTTGACTTCATAACGGTATTAATGTCACCATTCGCACCGATTACCTTTTCACCAACATTAACGGAGGAGATTGGTTTCCAAGTCTTGTCGGCCATCAGCACCTTTGCTTCTGGATTGAAGCAGGAGTAAGGAGGAGGCGCCGTATTAACGATGGTAGTGTTTGCGAATGATAGATAGCTCTGGAACAAAGGTGTAGAACTATAAGCAACGGATTGTGTTGAGTATACCGTTTCTTGTAGTGTCTGTTGAGTTCCTTGAGCAAAGAAATAACCTGATGCCCAAGTTGTAACGCCTAAGGCAGGAGTTGTTGCTCCAGGTGCTAGAACATTATTATCCTGAACAAGCATAAGTTTCTGACCAACTGTGAACTTAGGTGCGCCAGCATTAGCAGGCTGTGTTGAATCAAGAATCTTAAAGGAATAATAAAGTGACCCATCAGGATTAACAGTTAATGGTGTGCCCATTGTTGCGTATCCTGCGGTGTGTAATAGTGTTGAAACTGCTATGTTCTGAACACCATTTGCAGAATATGTATTAAGAGGAGCAATAGCGTTATACTGTGCTTCTGTTAGTGGTGTGCAATACGCATCAACATTTACAGAATCAAACCATACATGCATAGGACTATTAGGTTTCAATCCTTTAATATTTACAATAATATCTTGTGGTTGAATGTATGGTATAGCAGAGGTATTGATAACATTGTAACCACCAACAGATTGACCACTTTGGTGTGTGACAAAGTTATTTGAACCTGATCGATCATTTTCAGTTGTTTGAACAATAAGAGCATTACCTGCAGCCCATGTCCTGGTCCAGTTTTGTTCATAACTTACGGCATCTGCATAAGTTGAGAATGTTTTAGTAGGATATGTTCCTGATGTTGGACCTAGGTTATATACGGTATAACCTGTAATAAATTGTGTCCAGGCACCCCAAGTTTGACCTAGCCAGGTTGTTGATTGAACGGCAGTCGTAACAGGAACATTTGGCCCAGAACCTACAGATACGTTAATAAGGGCACCATTTGATGAAATATTAACATATTGGTCTGGAGCATAATGAGTATCAACCCAAATATCATCAGATGGACTTAGTGTCATTCTGCCGACAAAATAGTAAGCATTTCTTTCTAAGTTTAGATAAGTTGTTACCCATGGCTGAGTAAAATAGGTATTTGCTGTGTAAGCAAAAGTAACCATACCATTACTCATTACACTATTTCCACCACCCAAGTAATCATAGTATATCTGTTTTACTGAATACAAAGGTTTAATACACAATTCAATTGGGTCAAATGAAATTCTCATGTCAGGATTTGTATATAATGCTGACAAAGAAGAATCTTTAAATGTATCGATAAAAATGCCGTTTTTAAATCGGTTCAATCCATCACCATTAATGATGTTCATATTTAATGCTGAGGACTCTAGCAATGTTAAAGAAGCATAATATTCTAAGTTTTTAATACGACTATCGAGAAGACCTATATCTCTCATAGTATAAATTTGTGTAGAAACAGGTCTTATAGAACATGCAAGATCCTGACGACCAATAATGTTTCCATAAGCAGGTGACAAAGATGGATAAGGTGTTAAATTAATAATTGCAATGGCCATCTGAGTATCAAGCGCAGCTGGTGGTACAGGAGAAGATGAAGCAGTTCCTTTCATCACCGATAAAATACCATCCTTATTACCAACAAGGACATCTTGACGTCCAAGATAATAAGAATAACTGTATGTTATCTCAGTTGATGGAACAGGGAAAAACATTTCGCCTGAATAATAGAATGTTGTGGACTTTGCCGGATTTACTGATGCTGATCCAATCGCTGTAGCATCTGTTGCTGTATTTGTTTTTACAGGTCTGAAATCCAAATAGTTTCTTAGATCATACAAATTATGTGATGTTGATGAAATATAAAATGGAACTTGTTCTGTTCTAATAGCATTTGATGGTGTTGGTACTGTAATATCATCAATATTATAAGAATTGATAGAAAAATATCCAGAGTAACCACTAAAAGATGGTAAGAAGTAATCTAGGTAAACTAGGTAATAATCACTTGCACCTGGAGTAAATCCACCTTTTGGTATTATGGATGCGGTATCATACATAATATCGTTTTGACCTCTATCCAAACTGAAATATGAGGTAAGGTCATCACCATCTGTTAAACTGGAAGGTGCTGATCCACTTTTTCTAACAATTTTTCTGATTGCATAAACATCGGAGAATCCTAAAGGATATGGACCTGTCGTACCATTAGGATGTGTAGCAACATTGATCTTAACATATCGTTGAGGTTCTAAAACTTTTGTAACCTCTTGTATTCCGGCAGTGGCTACTTTATAAGTTACAGTAACAGGAACAGTTGTGGAATAACCTTCTTGCATACTGATAGACAATGTTACTGATCGAGGAGAACCTGATACATAAACAGACCTTTGAGATCCGTTTCTAACACCGACACCATTTAGATTGGCAATATCGCCTGCTTTGTATGCTTTGAAAACTTGACTTGTAGAAACGGAAGCAGGAACAGGAGCGGAAACAGTAATTTGAGTATCACTTGTAATAGCTGTGATATAATAGGTATTTGATAGGCCTGATAACTCAATCTTATCACCAACATTAAGCTTTGTAAACTGAGTGCTAACACCGTAAAGAATGTTGCCTCCGCCCATTGATGAAACTGTTGCTGCACCCCACAAAGGACCAATATTAATTGATGCCTGATATGTAACAGTAATGTCCTGTGACATATCTGTTTGTGATAGATATCCTGTGCCATAAGGTAGTTCTTGTGTACCTGTTCCACTACCAGCGATTGTGAGAGAAACATTACCTTGTGTTGATAGGTAAAGAGATGTCGCTGTTTGATTATAATTATAAGTTAGTGAACCGTTACCATTAACATCTCTAACAGTTTTGGTAGATTGAGAACCTACGTAATATAATAGAGGTTGTGGATACGTGGCCTGTAGAACTGTATTAGCAATTCCTACTGTAGAACCTACAACGTCAGCACCGGATGCTACACCACCACCTGTGTAATACAAACTTGCAACATTTGCAAAATTATTAGAACCCAACATAGTGATGTCTGCCAAATATAAGTTGTAAACAGCATCATAACCTTTTGTACCGGAAACATATTGCACGGATGTTGCGATTGCTGAACCTATAACATTACCTGATTCGGATCCGGTAGACCATTTCTGACCGTTTGGAATACCACCATTTGTAATTCTTTTATTCGGTGTATCGTAAAAATAAACTCTAGAACTTACGTCGGCAGTCCATGTACCAACAAACTCATTAACATTTAGATACTGTCCCATAGCAGATGATGATAGCTGCACGCCGACATTTTGGAAATCCATTGGCTTGCTGATAGAGATGTCGTATTTTCCTGGATTTGTTAGAGTATATCCTTTTACATATGCCTTACCAGCACTTACTGAGGCAATCAACAAATCTGTATTACCGCCTTGTGCAGGTGTATAACGACCGTTGTTAATACCATTGTTTTCATGTTCTTGTAATGTAACATTCAGACCTCTTAGAACAAAGTCACCATCAACATCATACATTCTTTGTGCCATAGCATCATTAATGCTATTAAATCGAGTGTCACTATTAAGAATTTGGATGTTACCATTTGAAATAGAAAGAAGAGTGACAAAGTTTGCAGGTGGTGTTGTACCGTATGGGAAAACTGTTAGCTGTGGATCTAATCTTAGACGATCAGCACCAGGAGCACCGTAGTTTGATGACTGTTGAGCAGGATCTAATAGAGAAGAATCCGCTGATGCTGTTACAATATCCTCATAGACATAGAAACCAACCAATGATGATGGATTTGGATTATATCTCTCAAGGATTGTTGATTGTGTTGGGAAATAGATAAAATGGTCTTTGGCGAAAAATACACCTTCTGAAATCTCAAACCAAGAACCATAACCTGTATTAGCAACAGGATCGTTATTCAAAACTTTGGCAGTAATAGTTGTGTTGGCAATACTAAGTGTTTCACCAGGCGCAAATACACGAACTTGAGCATTTGCAGATGATGCACTAAGATATTGAACGTATAAAGTTTTGGTGTTTGTGGTTGTACCGTCTGTGTCTGCTACTGTTATAACCTGAGCAGAAATATTACTTGAAGCACCTTTTACGGCATGACCAATAAAAGAGGCCACATTAACAGTATTATTTGATGCATCCAAATTCTGAATTTTAACATAAGGTATTGGATTACCTGCTACATCGCCATAGTTGGATCGAATATGAAAAGCACCAGGAATAATGATAGAACCATCTTTGAAAATGTTTGTACCAAATCGTTTGATCTGGTTTTGAATCATAGTCTGAATTTGTGTTAGTTCTCGTCCCTGAACTGAATAACCAGGTTTAAAAAGGATTCGATAGTATTCGCTTTCAGGCTTATAATCATCATAGTATGGTGTCACATTAAAATTGGTTGTCAAACTACTCTGAATTTGATTGGCCGAATTAGATGAGGTATTTGCACCGTTAAAATCTGTGAATGACATTTTCTATCCTTTTAGAAACTTAAAACTATTTTGAAATCTTCGTTTTGGTCATCTGCTCTTGAGATGGGAGTTATATTGTCCTTATATAGGATATGTCCTTTATAAGGTTGACAATCTGGATATTGAGGATTACCGCTAACATATCTCTGTGCCGATGATGTATAACCATAAATTAGATTGGAAACAGGTGTTCCGTTTGTATTATTTATTTTTAACAGTGAGTTGGCTGAATCCCATGCTACCACAACTCCTGTAAAATATGCATTAGATAAATTAGGTCCTTGATAAACGATTTCGTCGTTAATATAATCTGTGGTAGAACTACTCTGACTTAGAGTAAGTGTCATGGCTTGAGAAAACGCCAAGTTGGTCATATTGTTTGTAGTACCATAAACCACCGGATCAGCCAACAATGCAATTTGCCTGTAATCATTTTTTGTAGAAAGAACACCATTTTCGTTACCATCCAACTGTGGATTGATCATAATATATGAACCACCTAGTTCATAAAGTGGATCAGAACCATGACCTCCTGGAGGACTAATGATTGCTCTGGCAGTCGCATACTTACCTACGTTTGATGTGATGTAAACATTTGCATAAGTATATCCTGAACCATAGTTGTCAATAACGATACTTTGTACCGTATCAGTTTGTGTATTGACAACAGCATAAGCATTAGCAAACTGTCCGTCACCTGTTACCGTAACGGTAATAATTTGTTGATAAAGATATCCTTCTCCACCTGAGGTAACGACTATGCTATTGATAGCACCTGGAACGGCATCCTGCTGAACTTGCCACTGTAAAGAGTTGTCGTCTTGTGTTAGTGTTTTAACTGGAATGAAACTATTGGTGGTAAATCTTTGCTGTTCATTACCATTTAAGGTATACATGTATTTCCAATAATATTGATCGGCAGCCTGAAACATGATACCAGGGTTGGTTGATGTTGGTTTGTAAATTGAAGGTTGACCGTAGTTATTGGCAATACATTTATAAACGTTAAAGTCGTCTGTAATAACATAATATGCTGTATTGGCACCTTTTGTTAATGAATCCTGTGTGTGATCATAGGCCATATAAACGGTATTTGTGGTCCAGTTAAATCTTGGAATAACATGATAAACATCGCTACCAAATAACTGTTTTCCACCAATCATAGTTCTCCAGACTTCATTATAAGATTCCACAGAGGTATTAGCTTGATCAGGATTTTGATCATTAGTCCATGGAGATTGGTAACCAAATGTTAAATAAACATTGGCGCCGTCTATGTTATTTTTAAACTGTTCTGCTGAATAAACTTCAAGGTCTTTGGAATATACTGATGCCATGGTCTTTCTCTTTTATACCTTCTATTTATACGCCAAATCTACCACGATAGAGGCTGAAGCTATTGATTATTTCACTATTTGATAGAACTCTGTTATAAATCTGTACCAAACCAATCTTACCGGCCATGACGTTGGCCACGTTAGCATTAGCAGCATAACGACCACCAATATAGATTGAACCGTTGGAGTCGGTTGCTGAGTTAGCAGTACCTATGGAAATGTTTGTTACGTTACCATTTATATAACCTCGGATGGTTGAACCATCGTAGGTGAACGCACCCATGACCCATGTATTACTGTTTATATTATTAGCAATCAAAAGTTTGTTGGTTGCGGTAGTAGGTCTTACAATAACCTCTAGGTTTTTGCCATAGTTGTATAAATCAAATCCTCTGGTGTATCCATTATCAGTCTTAGCAACTATACTTCTGCCGGTATTGGCAGTATTGGCAACATCAAACCAAGCAATGACTGTTATTAGGTTTGAAACGTTTAATGATGATTGGTGAGGCATAATAACAGTATCATTATTTCCGTCAAACTTCATACCGCTACCGACAACAGAAGCACCGTTAGCAATATTAGCCCATTGTTTTGTATTGGCAGTATTGAACCAAATGTTATTGTAGGCCGTTGTATTGGACGTTATGGTTAGATACTGTGCCGAATCCAAAGAAACGATAAGACTACTGGTTCGGACACCTGCCTGGATTGAAGTGTTAATAACATTAATACCATTTGCTCTAGACTGATTATTATCTTCATGTAGGTATTCACCATAAACTTTAAGACCAGCAGGATGCACCAAATCATAAAGTGCTTTACGGTAGTTATTAATGGATTCACTAATCTGTATGACATAAGAATAGTTCTGATAGTAATCTCTATCTTGTAACTTGTATGGAGAACTTGGTTGACCTGCTTGGTCAAGATATCTTCCTGGATAGGTGTAAATACCTGTGACGATGTTGGCATAAGCCTGTGCCGTTCCGTCGCCTTGTGTTGATAGGTCAATAATTGGTGGATGATGATAACCAAGGCCGCCAGAGATGATTTTGAGTGAAGCAATAGAACCAATAACGTTTGACTGTGCGTTTAGTGAAGCACCGTCGGCAATACATGCCGAAACCTGAATGATAGCACCGTTACCGTGTACCGTATGAATATTAGCAGTTGGAAGAGCATCTTCTCGGTAACCTAAACCACCTGGTGGATAACCAGGTAATGCAAAGAAGTTTACCTGAACTATGGTACCGTTGGAGTCAACAACAGAAACTTGAGCATTACCACCATAACCATAAGTTCCATATGGATTATCAAATGTTATTATGTCACCGTTAGCATAACCTTGACCACCATTAATGATATCCATCCTTCCTAACATACCTAGAGAGCGAACTGAGGTGTTTGACAATACAGAAACAGATGGTATGCTGGTATAACCAGAACCAGTATTGATAATGTCACAAGCAATAATAGGTCCGCAAGGTCCATACGTCCAATAGTTCATGGAGTTGGCCAATAGTGTATTGACGTTAGGTTTCTTATTGACCACGAAAGAAACGTTGGCTAAACTTCCAGGTAATCCTGGTGTTGTTGTTATTTGCCAATACTGTTTATTACTTAAAGTGATTGTCTGATTAGCATACGCTGTGCCTGGGAAAGAAAGAACATCACCAGTCTCAAAATAGACATTTGAGTTGGCCATATTTTTACTCAACCATAATGTAGTGATTATACTTCCAGGCGGGGTGCTAATATCGAGGTTTGATGTGTTTGACCATTGAGTTGCTAGATTAGAATATGCCTGAGTTTCAACATAATCACCAACAGCATTTACTATTGGATATCCAGCAACGTCACTGATAGTAGAACCAACAATATTATAATATGCTGGATGATAAACATAAGTATCCTGTACCGAAAACACATTACCAGCAGCATTAGCACCATCTCCACCTGTGAATAACAAAGGAGTGTTTGCAATATAACCAGCACCAGGTGCTAGAACGTTAACCTGTTTAATCTTTCCTTCAAGGTGACTTTTGGTAACTTTATTAATAACAACCTGACCACCGAATCCAAACTGAATGTTACCATTGGAAACAACATATCCATTTTGATCGGTTGATCTAATAGTAACTGAAGCACCTTCAACGTATCCAGAACCAGGTGATGTTACAGTTGTGCTAGTAATAATACCAGAATAAATGCTTGCGGAAAGAGTTTTATAAACACCCTGATCTTCAATAGTGGTTGTAATGGTTTCACCATCATAAAAATCTTTAACAACATCAGATACAATCAATTCAGTTACTAGAATACCACTTTGATAATAAGGATTAACACTTTCTACGGTACAAGTTGAGTTTGATGTTCCGCCAGTAATTGATGTATTAACAAATCTAGAAAATGCTATACTATTAGCAACGTTATCGACAGTAACATTCTGAATGTTAATAGATTTTTGAACGAACCATTTACCATCAGAAGGTTTTAGAATATTTGTCTGTGGATAATAAACAGTTGCTTCTTTATTAAAAAGAACTCTGGCCAAGAACCTAATAGATTTTTCAGAACCTCTAGAACGATAAAAGTCCTTAGAATGTTTAAGAACCGTTACTGGATCTGCCAACATGTTAGATGGAATAAACTTGGCGAAGTTAGTAAAAAACTGATTGTATAAAGGTTCATAATATGGTGGTATTTTTTCTAATGTCTGATCTACTGTTATAACTTCACTATCAACAGAGATAACCTCCATATCAGTAGTTACAGGAATCGTTAGATCAGCAATTCTTTGATTTAATGTATCAATATCATAGAAATCTGGAAACCTCTTGGTGAGGTACATCAGATTATCACCTTGTTCTAGAAACTTATAATAACTTTCCAAAAACTGAACGAATAAAGGATGATCCCTTCTAACGAACTCAGGAAGTTGTGAACTGACTAGATAAGATGTTTTATTATTTGAGGAGTCAATCATTATACTTGTGGTACCATATTTAATTGGACTGTCTGTGAATTGTTAGTATCGATAGCCAACAATCTATTCCTTAATGGTGGTATAACTGTTAGTTCTGGAACCACGTTTACTGTTAAAACATTTTCATCATAATATGGATTAAGATTAACCGACAATACATCCAAAGCAGTAAATGTAACAATGCCATTTAGATAATCGATAGTTCCTGCATTATTATTAACAAAAACTTTTTGACCATTTGTTGAATAATAGTATGATCTTAGAGTACCACTATTAGATGCCAAAGTTACTTTGAGAGATGCTTCAACACCAGTTAGATCGGTAATAGTAATTTGTGCAACTGTATAATTAATACCAGGATTTGTTAGTGTTACTGATGCTATTCTGCCATTAACAACCAATGCGGTTGCTGTAGCACCTGTACCGTCACCGGTGATGGTAATTGTTGGACTAGCACTGTAATTATAACCAGGATTGACAATACTTACAGAACCTATGCCGGTATATGATTGTGGAACTTCTTCAAAATAAATTGCTTGTGGAGTACCTGAAGCATCAGGAACTTTAACCTGTGGATAAGTATAAAGTTTTTGATACTGGTCACCTTTTCTAATAGGTGTATTAAAATTAACGGTGTATGAAAGCGTAGTTCCTGGATATAATACCAATCTATTTTGAAGATAGATTATTACATCAGATGCCGTAATTGCAGGATCCGCGTTTTCAATATAATTCTGTAATTTAGATAAAACGAATGTTGAAGAAAAGTTATACAAGTATTGTTGTGCATAGTTATAAATCGAATCTGATACTTCAGTTGCAAGATACGCCGAGGTTTGTGTTGTTAATGTAGGATTATAATAAACATCGCCGCCAACTAGAATAAAAATATATTCCGGATCAATAATTTCAGGAACTACCGTCAACATACTTCTGTTAGTGGTCAAATAATCTTTAATGTTTTGCTTTTCTAATTGTGTAAGAGTATAATAACCTCTAGTTTTAACTGATAGATAAACTTTACCATATACTGGAGGAATATTTTCTTCTCCGCCCCAAACAGAAACGGCCTGAATGTCTGGAAAATCTTTAGTAACCAAGGATTCATAATCGTTTACTGTGACGCAACGATTTTGTGCGGTGTAATAATAAGGTGCACGGAAGCGGATGGCCTCAATGTCTTCTTTATCAGTACCGCCATATGAACCAAGGGCCGTAGTTATCTGAACATTATTCTTAAATAGTCCAGCGATAGCATCGGTAAAAATAAACTTCTGAATACCATTGGCAATGGCACCAACTGTATCGAGGTAAGTAACCTGTATGATGTTACCATTTGAAGGTGGTTGTCCAAGAACACCATCACCAAAGTAAATTGTATAGTTTAGGTTCTGATCTTCTTCTAAGAAGTAAACAGTGGAGTTAGCCTGTATTTCTGTAAGGTCTTGTGCCTGGAAATACTGAACAGTATGTGTATTTGATGGTGATTCCTGAACTGTAACGACCAATGTAGAGGTATCAACATTGGCGGATGGAATCTGATAACGACCTGTGGTGTTATTGGAATTAACCGAATATTGATGGGTTATTACCTCACCTTGCTTAATCACTACGTTAGCAAATGTGAATGAACCGTTGACCTTATTGGAAGTATTGGCATTAACTGTAGCAAATGGATAGTTAATGCCATTAATGTCCGAACCAATCAATCTTGTGTATTGGTTTAGAATAATATAATTGATAGTTTGATTTTCGTTTTGATTTGGTGTAACCTTGATATTAATTAAAGATTTAGCACCTTGTGCGGAATCTGGAACGTAGTTAATCAACTTTGCATGTGAAAGGATATTCTTACGATCTTGTGCAGTATCAAGAAATGCTTCGTTAGCAACCATATTGAGATAGTAAGCATTATAGTAGGTGTTATAAGCCAATAGATCCATTAGAACGGACATACCAGAACCAGCAAAGTTATAATCACTAAAAGTGTCTTGACTTTGTAGGAAGGTAATTAGGTTATTCTTGATTCCATTAAAATCAAGTTCTGTTACTCTAAGGGATGTATTTGCGGCGGCCATTTATCGGATTCTCTCTAAGAACATTGTTGATACAACTGGTAAATCTCTATTCAATATTGTATATTTTAATGTGACATTAAATGCATTATTATCTGGATCATCTTTTACAATAACATCTTGTAATTTAACTCTAGGTTCAAAGTTATTTATCACACCTGTAACGGCATCTTTAATCCAAATAGCAGTCATAGGAGTATTTAAATCAAATAGTAATGCATTAACGTCAGAACCAATATTTGATTGAAATTTTCTTTCGTAAAAGTTAGTTAGGACAAGATTACGGACGGCCCTTTTGATATCCTGAACACCATTTAATACATTAACATCACCAGTGGATGGATTCATAACGAAATCCAGGTCCAAATCTGAATAATCTGGATTTCTACTTACGAATGGATTAGTGGCCATTGGAGTCCCTTAATGTTTCCTTATTTAGCTTACTGCCAACTATCTATTTCACCTGTAGCATCAGGCTCTTGAGTTGGTTGGTTTGCTTGTGTGCCTTGTAGTTGAGGTACTGTATCCGCCTGTGTAGGTGAACTGATATCAAATGGTAAACTTATTCCAAGTGCTGATGCTATCTGAGCAATACCTCCATTCAGATTTAATAATGATCCTAAAGAATCCAAAGCAACACCAGCAGTACCAGCCATACCAAGTAGACCACTTAAAGAACTAATATTCGTAGAACCACCGACAAAACTTGCTGAACCGGATGGTGCTCTCATTTCCATACTACCAGTAGTAACAACGTGAGAGGAACTACCTTGCTGAACAGTTACCACTTTATTACCAGAGGTTACAGTTTCATTTGAACTTCCTGCTTTAACACTCTTTTGACCTGTAACCTGAGTTGTATGGTTACCTTCTTGTATTGAGAAATTATAATTTCCCAATTTTACAGTATGTCTAATATCATCAGCAACTTCTTTATGTTCACCTTTACTATCAATAACTCTACGAAGTTGATATTCTGTTCCGGCACCACCAGTAGATCCATATTTAATACCTACGGCGCCTGAAGAACCTTGCGTGTAATGCCAGTCACCCGCACCAGAAACATAATTTTTACCATTACCAAGATTAGCAACAACCATAGGAGAGTTTTGACCAGTTGTATAGAAACCTGCGGCCGAATAACCAGCAACTTGTGTTTTACCTTTTGTCGAAGCCATCGACATATCACCTGTAGATGTCTGACTTAAAGCACCTAGAACGTTTGTTGTTTTAGTACCTTCAACCCTTTTATTATCGGTCTTGGTCTCGGTGTCCATGGTTCCACGTACCTGACGGTTTAAGTTCTTACAGGTCATATTCATGTTACCTAAAACAGTAAGATTATAATCTTTATGAACTGTGACATTATAATCACCGTAGCAACGGAGAGAGGTATCACCTTTAACGGTAATGTCGGAAGCACCAGAGATAGTAACACGCTCCTCACCAAGAACCACTTCATATTTACCATTATGTGTGGTCAATAACATACCACCATCTGGACGCATTTGTATAGCAGTACCAGAACGATGCTGAATAGTTACCGATTCATTACCTTTGGAGTCATCCATAATAAAGCAATGTCCAGACCGGGTCTTATGTGACCAATAGTTTGGATATTGACCACCACCTCCCATTCCTCTACAATCTTCATCCACATTAAACTTTTTTGGAGTTGTTTTACCCTCGGAGTTATCGTTATAGTTAGCTCCAGAACCACCTGCTGTAGTTACACTTCCTGTTCCTGTTACATCAGTCATCTATTCATTCCTCTATGGTGATACTTGTGTTAGAGATGTTGTTATATCTTGGCCTTGCTGAGTGGCCTGATTAACTTTATTTTGATTTTGTGCTTCTTGTTGCTGTGTTAGTTTTTGATGCATTTGAGTGGCAGATTGCTCTTGTGTCATGGCAAGACGTTTCCACATATCTTGTATGGTTTGCTGTGCTGTTCCAAATATGTTACCCATACCTGATGATGAACCACTACCAGAACCTGAACCGCTACCGCTTCCACTACCTGAAGAAGCAGGCTGAGGTGCTGCGGCACCTGCATAAGCAACGTTTGCCATATTATTAGCAAAGTCACCTTGAATACTGGTATTTGCATAAGTTACTGTGATTGTGCCGTTGTAGTCCACTTCTTGTAATGCCACACCCCAGGCGTTTTGTATTTGTATTACTGTATTATTGAGTTGGTCTAAACCCATAAGAGAGGTATCAAATTGCAACCTCTGTAATACATTCATCAAGTCATCTATAGATTGAACTTGTGCTAATAATTGTGCAGCATTTTCCAAATAGATACCATAGTGAACAACACCTCCTGTAACATAACCAACACCATTATCGGTTTCGTGACCTTGGATTAGATTACTTAAACTTGTTAGTGCGGTAGACATATTAGGAGTTAATACGTTATGAATGTCCTGCCAATAACTCTGACCATTACCTAGTCCACCACCAGAGTTATGTGAACCACCACCTCCACCAGAACCATTCTGCATTAGTCCTTGTAACATTTGACCAATGGAAGTAATCTGACCTTCTAACTGACCAAATATATCACCTGTCATCATCTGGTCATTGTGTTGCTTGGCAGTTGGAACATTTTTAACTGCTGGTAGTCTGAAACCGGACATGTTAAACAAAGCACCATGGTTAGGTAAACCATCTAAAGCACCTAAACTATGTTGTGTACCTTTTTCTTTAATGGTACGAACCTTGACACCACGTTCTTCACTCTCTTGGATTTGTGGAGGGATATTAACATCAATAGTTGTATTAATAAGTTCTTTCACGGCGCCGGCCATAAGATCAACACCACCGCCAGCACCTGACGAAGCATTACCATTTCTCATGGCATTAGCAAGACCTA